ATGGAAGAAAAAAATAGACTAAATGCTAAACAATGTTCAGATCAAGAGCTTAAAAAAATTAAAGGAGGTGCTGGAACAAAACCTCAAGGAAAACCGGCATCAAATTTAGTGGAATGTGTTTTTTCATTATATTATTTGTCAAATTAAGCGAGACAAAACTTTCCATTTACGTAACTCAAAAAAACTTCTAATGGTGTTTGGTAATTTAGTGATTTTCTAGGGATATGGTTTCTTTTGGACGCAACGGATGAGATGAATCCTTGATTGACTTGGTTGAATTCCATTTCTTTTGGTAGTCCATCTTTTCGGAGGAGTCCGTTTGAATGTTCATTTAATCCCCGTTGGGAAGGCGTTCCTGGGTCTGCGAAATAAATATCAATATCATTCGTATTACTAATACTTTTCCAATTAGAGAATTCTTTTCCACAATCAAAGGTAATTGATTTGAAAAGATTTTTGGGTACGGATTGAAGCCATTCATTAATCGAATTTTCAATATCAACTGCCTTACGGCCTTCTGGTTTCAAGGCGATAATGGCTTTTGAAAGTCGCTCAACGAGTGTGATGACGGCACTTTTATGGTGGATGCCGACAATCGTATCACCCTCTAAATGTCCAAATTCTTCTTCGAAAACGACATAATCTTTTTTACGTTCAGAAATATTTCTTTTGAATGCCTGTTTTCCACGTTTTTCCTTATAACCATTTGGTTTTCGTTTTCCTTGCATCGGTAAATGTAAAACATTGAATTCTCCCGTCTTAAACCGGCGATAGAGGGTACTTACTGAACAAGAGAAGGTTCGCTCTGCACGGCCAATAATGACGTCTGGGGTCCAACCTTCAGTTGATCTTTTTTCAATGTATTCTTTTTCCTCAGCAGGAAAAATGATTTCGGTTCTCCCACAACGTCGCTTATTTTCTTTGTATTGTTCAAAGTATTCAAGTGCTGTTCCACCACATTTGAGAAAGTTATAGACATTGTAAATTGTTTGGCGTCCACGTTTAAGCTGCTTCGCAACGATAGCAACCGGAGTTTCTTGATGAAAATATGCTTCTATCATTACAAGCTCGTTTGGTGTAAGATGGGTATAAGTCATTTATGTTCACTCTCCTTGTATGCTTTAGCGGGTATTACAATTTGAGTGTAACATAAATGGCTTTTTTATTTGTCTCGCTTAATTATACAAACGGCGAAAATAAAAAAAGAACAGCGTAAATGTTTTCGAAATGCTTTCGCACCAACATTTACCTGTTCCGTGGGTTTGGCACCCAATGGGCCGTGAGGGGCTCGAACCCGCGACCCGCTGATTAAGAGTTCGTTATTTAATGGTATTTTAAATGAAGATAAGCGAATTTACAGCATTTTTAAATGCTTATATACCGCAAATTATCCCAAGTTTTTATATATCCTACCCGAGTTTATACCCGAAAATATAATTTTTTAGTGTTATTTTATATCTTTTTTTAATAGTTTTTCAAACGCTGTAGTTGCTGTATCTTTTTCTTTGCGTAAGACATGGCCATAAACATTCATTGTAGTATTAAAATCTCGGTGTCCTAATCGTTTTTGAAGCTCTTTTGGAGTCATATTAGGATCGCTAAGCAAATAGGTAGCTGATGTATGTCTAATGTCGTGAAAACGAATGTGACGCAAATTGTGACGTTTGGTGAATCGTTTGAACTTCTTATACAGATAACTTCCACGTGGTAAAGTTCCGTCTTGTTTTGTATCAAATATAAAATAGTGTCTTAATTTCTTTATATTTAATTTCCAACGAATTTTTTTATTCTCTTTGATCAATTCATCTAACATATCAAATAGATAAGCAGGACCGGTTACTATTTTTTCATCATCATCATTTTTCAAACCTGGCAGCAACCGAATATCTGATTTTCCATCCACTTCTGAAATCCGCTGATGAAATCTTATTTCTTGTTTGTCAAAGTCAATATCTTTTTCTTCTAAAGCTGCAATTTCTCCTTGTCTTGCTCCTGTAATAAATGCTAGAACAATTAAAGTTTTAATTTCTATGCTTTCCTCAAATGCTGCTTTTAGCATTGCATGAATTTCTTCTTCCGAATAAGGTTCTTCGATATTCTTTTTTACGCCTTTTTCTTTTGGTATTTTTACATTTTCCACAGGATTTTCTTTAATTGCTCCGTACTCATTTTTAGCCATCAAAAATAAGTTGTTAACGGCGTATAACATACGAAGCTTTGTATTTCTTGATAAAGGTTTATCAGAGTTTCTTCCAGGATCTTTTGTATTGATTCTTTGAGCATTAACAACAATTTTCTTTATCATGTATGGTTTTATATCGATTAGAGGGATAAAATCAAATTTATCAAGAAATCTATTCTCGATCATTCGCTTATAGTTATGATAAGACTTTGGCTCTAAATTTTTTTCGGCCTCTGAAAGCCATATTTTTCTATAAAATTCACCAAAAGTTATATTGAATAAATCCAACGAATCATCGGTCATTCCTTCGAATTGCTCTAACCAGATGTTCAATTCTTTATATGCCGCTCTTTTACTATTCGCTTTTATAGTTTTGCTTTTTCTTTTTGCCGAGCCATCAGGTTTGTACCCTAATACAGCTCTTAGTCTATATGTTTCATTGTCTACTTGTTCTAAGTATCCTGTTACTTCTGACATAATTGAATCAGCTCTCTTTCTCTGATACAATAGGTACTATAAAGAAGCCTATTGTGTAGGTTTGTTTTTTCTTAGAACACGCTCGCTTTGGTCGGTGGGGCGTGTTTTTTATACTAATTAGTTATGAAGAGCAATTGAAACTGTCTCTGTTCCAAAGTAACCTGTTTGTGCTTGCAATACATTATTTTGTGCATTTGCTTGGGCTTCAGAGATATCAAAAACTATTTTACCAGTTTGTTGCATATCAGGATTTAAGCTTTCCATAAAGAAAGAGTTAGTGATATTACCATTTTCATCTTGATTTGCCGACATAGATGCAGCCGAATCAGCTTCGAAAGTTTTTCCATCTGCTTTTAATTTGAAGAATGAGCTATCAACAGTCACAGCCTTATCACCTGCATTTTTTACAGATAAGTCAACTACTAAGAAAGTGTCTTTTGCGTTAGTAGGAAGTACAGATGGGCCAACTTGTTTTACTACTTCAACGGAGTTTACTTTGTATTCCATTTTCCCTACAGCAACGTCATCACCGATTTTATAAGTCTTTTCTTCTTTTGTTGTAGTTTCTTTTGTAGTTTCTTTATTAGTACTTGTTGATGTTGCAGTAGCTGAATCTTTGTTTTCACCGCCACTTAGAGCACCACCAATACCAAAAAACAAAAGTACTATTAATACCCAAAACCATACCCGTTTATAAAACGGTTTTTTAACCTTATACATTTTCCCATCTTGACCCATAACTTTTTTTGCCATTTAAATATCCCTCACTTCTTGTTATAATATATTTGTGATCTCAGAAATGAGGTATGAGTCCGTGTTGCAGCACGGGCTTTTTTTACTGTGCATAAGAGTATTTTTTCTTGAAATATGACTGGCAAACATTAAAACATTCTGTTCTTAACTTATTATTGATAGAGTAGAATTCCATGAAATTTTCTAATTTGAACTGAGATTCATCAGTCAATTCGTTCTCAATAAAGATATTTAGTAAAATCATAATTGCGATTCTATCAGCTTCAGCTTCGAATTTTGAATGAAAAGTTGTAGAGTTATCGTACAGTACTGAATATTCAAAATGTGAAGCAATGAAATGACCGAGCTCATGGGCTAAATGAAAAGCTTCAGAACTGTCTTCGTGTAGTTTTTCATTCAAAAATACTATTCTTGGTTTTGGATAATAAAAACCTGGTTCTTCCATTTCCATATAGATTAACTTTAAATTATACTCACTCAGCATTTCTTTCAACTTTAAATACATACAACCCATCACTCCAACTATTCATTTTCCTCTAAAGCTTTAGCAATTGCAATCGCTTTACGCATTGTCTCCTTAGATATTTCTTTTCCATCAAAAGAAAATACAGTATCATCTTCTGATAAATCCACATGTTTAGGCGTTTCTTTTTCTTCTCTACCTAGAAGATAGTCTACAGAGACATTGAAATAGTCAGCTACCTTTTGCAAATCTCTTGCTTTGGGTTCTGTTGTTTTCCATCGATAGAAAAGATTTTCGCTAAATCCTAATTCTAAAGCGACTTCTTTCATGCTTTTATCTCTTTGGCTAGCTAATGATTTTATCCTTTCAAACAGTGTCATAATAATGTTCTCCAATCCTAAACAAATAAAAGTACACAAAATGTAAATTATACTGTTGACATAAGTATAAGTTTGTATTATTATTTGTTTGTAAGTTAATTTGATAGAAAAAAAGCAAACTAAAAATACACCTTATAGCATTAAGTTTGGCGACCGATTGCATAATAAAGGGTTTGTTGTAGGCTTATTTAACTATGTTTATATAGTATACGATTGTATACTATTAGTCAATAGTTTATACGTTTTTTCTATCATTTTGACTTACAAATCTATATGTAAGGGGAGTGAATAGATGTCAAATCTAGATAACGGCCGTGCTGCAATCAAGAAGTTTATGCGAGAAAACGGAGTAACTATGGAAGATTTGGCTACTGCATATGGATACACACGTGTTCGAATGCAGCAAATTATTGATGGCCATTGGAGTGGACCAAAAGCTAATAAAACTATCTTAGAAATCATCCGTGATTACAGAATTCGATAGGAGGAATTAATCAATGGAACAACTAGCTTTAGTTAACCTCTCAGCCCTCAAAGCTTCTTTGGCAGAATCTGAGATTGCAAATGAAGTGTGGGATACAAAGCAAGCTGCGGAATATTTGAAAACCACGACACGCACGCTAACTAAAGATGCCGAATCTGGAAAGATTCCAGCAGCGAAAGTTGGCAGAGAGTGGAGGTTTAGTAGTATCGCTTTGTATCAGTATCTAAAAGGAGGAAAAACATGGGCAAATTCAACAGAGCACTAGTATTCAGCACACCATTCATCATCTACGCTTTAGGCCTCTGGGGAAGCAGGCAAGCGTTGATAGGAACGATTGTTTACATGGTTTGGATTTTTATGGGGCTTGATGAAGCTGAAGCTGAGTACAGAGCGAAAAAGCCAACCGAGGGGGCTGACTAAAAATGAATAGAAAAGAGAAACTAGAATGTATATTACTATTACTCAGTTTAATTCTTTCACTAATTTCTCTATTGGGAAGTTTGTATTTTTGATATCAACAATTTTGTGGATTTGGGTTCTATTTAGAGTAAATATCATTTTTGTTTGGTGATTAAGGAGTTTATTAAAATTAATTTTCCCTACTTCAAATGCAAGGTAACAAGATATAGCACTTTTAGGAGGAATATTTAGCGGTACAGCTTCAGAGTATATTCTATTATCATCGACTGATCCTCCTTTAGCAATTAATTTCTTAAATGGAGTAGCTGACCATCTGCGGTTTAAGTTAGCGGATGAAAGTTCTAAATTAACTAACATAGCTGGTTCTGTTGAATAGTTAGAAATGATTACTTTTGTATAAATCATATCTGCAGCGAAGTAAGAAGCATTAAGTTCAACTTCTAGTTGAGGGCGCATTCCTTTTATTTTTATCCCTGTTAAAAACGTACTCAATATAAAACTTATTATTGACATCCATTGAAAAATTGTTAAGTGAAAAAAATTCAAAATAAACACCACCAGTTTTTAACTAAATTATACCAAAAAGGAGAGAAGAAATAATGCAAGAATTAGTAATTTTGAAAAATAAAGAAGCTGTGACTACGAGCTTACAAGTGGCAGAAAGCTTCGAGAAAAAACATCAACATGTTTTAAGAGATATTGATGCACTAAAAAAAGATGTGTCCAATTTTGGACAGATGTTTGTAGAAGGTAATGAACCAGATTCATATGGCAGAAATCGACGAGTTTTCTTCATTAGTAGAGATGGATTTTTCTTGCTGGCTATGGGGTTTACAGGAAAGAAAGCTATCTACTTCAAACAAAAATACATTGAAGCATTCAACGAAATGGAAGATGTTATTCGCAAGAATACTGTTCCTCAAACAATTGAAGATATGATGATCTATCAATTAGAAGAAATGAAAGATGTTAAAAAAGATGTTTCCATGCTTAAAGATACTATGCGAATTAGCGGACAACAAGAGTTTGAAATTAAGCAAAAAGGAAATATGAAAGTTATGGGAGTTCTAGGGGGAAAAGAAAGCCGAGCTTATGAAGAAATCAGCAAAAAAGTATTCTCAAAATTTTGGTCTGAATTTAAACGTACCTTTTCAATCCCAAGATATGGCGAGTTACCTCGTAAGAGATTCGATGATGCTGTTTCATTTATTGAAATGTGGTTGCCAGAAACTGCGATCCGTATGGAAATTGATCAACTGAACAGACAACAGAGACTTTTTGGTGATGACAATGAATAGAGCTGAAGCGCTAAGAATAGGGACGGCAATTGCTAATTGCTGGTGGAAATACTATAAACCAATCATCCTAAGCCAACAACATATTGACAAGCAAAAAGCATGGCAACAAATAAAAAAGTGACTCCGCCGGCAAGCAAAGAGTCACAAAGAAAACACATCATAAGGAGATTTTAGCATATGGAAAAAGAACTTTCCACTCTAGATCAATATTTGATTGATCCTGATTGGGGCAAGCCGAAAATTGAGGAAACAAGTGGTCGAAAAATCAGACGAAATCTTTTGACGAATGAAGAACTAGCTTGGGATCAAGATGATTTAGGCAACCATGTAACTATTTGGGATCATGTTTATCTTATCCATCTATCGAAGCATTCGAATAAACCTGAATATATTTACGTCATCGAAGATGGCTTGATTGATGCGCTAGAAGAGTACGACAGAGATAACTTGATTGATATCTCTTATTACGGACCAGGTAAGAAATACATTGCTGAAATGGAGGCAGAATTTGATGAGTGAAATCAAAGGGACAACGAACTTTGAAAAACTTTTTAGTCGTAAGTTAAATAAAATTCTCAAGAAAAAAGGAAATTTTGATTATTTATCTTGGGCTCACGCGTGGGAGATTATGAAAAAGAATGATCCACAGGCAACGGTAACTATTAATGAGTACAAACACTACAGGGTTGTTTCTGGAACTCATCAAGACTTTCTTGTTGAGGAATATAAACCTTTTCTTATGGATGAAACTGGGACTTATGTATCTGTCTCAGTAACGGTTAAAGGACACACGGAAACCGAATTATTTCCTGTTTTAGATTATCGAAACCAACCAGTTGTTAAACCAAATGCAATGCAAATCAATAACTCATTGAAGCGATGCTTTGTGAAAGCATTGGCTCTACACGGACTGGGATTATATGTATTTCAAGGGGAAGATATTCCAACACCACCTAGAATCGATACAAAGAAATTAAACATGCTAGAGACGATTCTAGAAGCTTTCAATGAGCAGATGGGTAAAGATATGACCAAAACCTTAATCGAATATGTTAATGAGCAGACAGATAAATTAGGGCTCTTAGCTGATAACGTTGAAACTATTGAACAGTTAAGCTATGAGCAATGTGCCTTGATGGAGCGAGCAATAGCAGCTAAGAGAAAAGAATTAGATAAGAAGTGATATGAGTGTTTAAACCATTAATCGATTCATATTCAGCGGTTCTGAAAAAGTTCAAAGGAAAAGACATAAGCGCAACCATCAATGAGGAAGTGAACATTGATCGACTAAAGACGATGTATGACGGCTACGATGGTGATCGAGTTATTGAAATTCGTTTTATTGATCCTAGACGTTTCACAGTACAGCAACGAAACTTCATCTATGCACTCATAGGCGATATTTTCATCGATACAGGCATGCCAACGGACTTCTGGAAGGAATTCTTTTACTTCCGTTTCGAAGGTGTCACAGGGCGCGAAATAAGCCTCAAAGATGAATCGAATACGACTGTGAGTGATGCCAATATCTTAGCAAATATCATCTTAGATTTTATCTTTGAACATCATATTCCTTTCAAAGAAGGCTATGAGATTTTACCAGCGAATCAAGAATATTACTTCTACAAATGCATCACAAAAAGAGTCTGCTGTATCTGTGGCAAAACAGGAGCTGATATCGATCACTTTGACAAAGCGCTAGGAAGACGAAAGCGCAAAGAAGTTGATCATTCAGAGTACACATTTGCAGCACTCTGTAGAATTCATCACACGGAGAAACACAAAATAGGTGTGACCAATTTCAAAAATAAGTATCAAATCAAAGGGATTAAGTTAAACCAGGAGACAATCAAGAAATTAAGAATCGGGGGCTAATGATGATTAATTTAAACGCAGTAGCGTTTGAACAAACATGGCGCACTAAGTATAAAAAAATGAGTCCAAGAGACAAATTGTTCTTAGAAATCATGACATTTGCTTTCATTGGTACACAAGCTGAACAAAGCGATATTAGTGTTGAAAAAATTAAGACGAATAGATTAGTTAATGGAATTACAGAGACTTGTTACCAGTACACGATTATCGTCGTGGATGAGGAGGAATAATTTTGGCAGAAAGAAGAATGTTCGCAAAGACAATTATTGATTCTGATGCATTCCTAGATATGCCTTTATCGACACAGGCATTATATTTCCATCTATCAATGCGCGCAGATGATGATGGATTTATTAATAATCCCAAAAAAATACAACGTATGGTTGGTTGTGGTGATGATGATTTAAAACTGCTTATGGCAAAAAGATTCATCTTAGTTTTCGAGAGCGGTGTGATCGTCATTAAGCATTGGAAAATACACAACTATATTCGTAATGATCGTTACAAACCCACGTTATATCAGGATGAAAAAGCTTTACTAGCAGACAAAGATAACAAAGCTTATACATTTGCAGAAGAGCTTTCTAAACATGATGAAAAACTTGGTATACCAGATGACAACCAAGCGGTATACCAAATGGATACACAGGTTAGGTTAGGTAAGGATAGGTTAGGTAAGGATAGTAAAGAGATAAAAGATTTAACGCCTTCGAAAAAATCGAAGGCTAAGCCCATCCGTCATAAATACGGAGAGTATAAAAATGTTCTTTTGTCAGATGAGCAGATGGAGAAACTCAAAACAGAATTCCCTAATGATTACCAAGAGCGAATCGAACGACTGTCAGAGTATTGTGAATCATCTGGTAAGACTTATAAAAACTATTTGGCAACTATTCGAAGTTGGGCAAGGAAAGAAAAAAGTGAACCTAAGAACGCAAGCAGTGGATACAAGCGCACAGGAAGACGAGAGAAGCTTCCTGAATGGGCAATCGACCAAGAAGCCTATCTCAAGAAAAAAGCGCTAGAACGAGCTAATAGACAATCAAAAGCACCATTTTAAGAGGTGGAAAATTGAAAATCGATTATCTAGAACTAATTAATGAAATAGCAAAGTATAAAACTGGTGAGGAAATAGAAATCCTGAGAGACGTATATGATCAACTCGAAGAAGCTGGAATCGAAGGAATTAATAATGATCGTTCGAGTTGGAGTAAACTCAGATACTATTTCGCACTCTATATCGATACAACACAATTAAGAAATTTAGCTTATACAAAATTACTATTTGTTGATTGCGTTAAAGGATTGCAAAAACATCTTAGTGAACTTGAGCAGGTGTAATCAGATGGATCTAAAAACATTTACAGCACAGATCGAACTAATGCATCAAGAAGCTTTAAGACAAAGCGCCTCGTACGAAGACAAGTGGCTCAACACGTTCCATGGTGGACGTGAGAGCGCACTTGATCAAGTACTCAAATTATTGAAAGGGGAACGTCGGGATGGATAAGAAAGCGGCAATGAAACGAATCATCGAACTGACACATTCTGAGAATTGGCAAGAAGACAAAGAAATAGTTACAGAAGTCCAAAAGCTCGGTAAATCAATGTGGACTGAAAAGCCCAAACGGAGAACGCCGAGAAAGATTGCAATTTGGCATGGTGATCGAATTCTAGTAACAGGTACTGCTGAACAGTTATCTGAAATTACTGGTCTGAGCAAAAACATCATCTGGGATAGAGCAAGGAGCTTATGGATTGATTCAAAAGGACGACAATTTAGGTATGTGGAGGAGAAAAAATGAACGAACTAATCACAAAAGTAGAGCAGTGGGCTAAAGACAAGGGACTGGATCAAGCAGATCCAAAAGCACAGTTTTTGAAAGTAGCTGAGGAATTCGGGGAAATCGCTTCAGCAATGGCAAGAAGTAATGATGAGCTATTTAAAGATAGCGTAGGAGACGTAATCGTCACGTTGATTATCCTTTCCATGCAAAAAGGGACAAACGTACAAGAGTGTTTAGAAATGGCATACAACGAAATCAAAGGGCGCACAGGAAAAATGGTAGATGGTGTATTCGTGAAGTCGAGTGATTTGGAGGACAGCAAATGATAGGTTTAACAATATTTTGGTGTGCGATTGGTGGTTTACTAGCATTTCTAGGATACTACCTCATCTGTGAAAGTAGAAAAGGAAGAAAATATACAGTGACAGGTATTGTCCTGTTAATTATCGGAATTCTAGTTGCAGTTGGAGCAGAACTGAATCTTTATGTAAATGGTACACAAGAAGATTTGGTGCGATTTATGTTTTGGATGAAGAATTAGGAGGAAAAAAATGAACGAAAACAAATTAATCAAATTAGGTGTAGCAGGAGCAGTAATCGTAGGTATTGGAGTTATCGGAGGATTTAAGTTCTTCGAAAAAATCGATAATGGATATGTGGGTGTGCGCTATTCAATGAACGGCGGTATCAAAGATGAAGCACTGACGCAAGGTGTGAAATTTGTAGGGATTGACAAAGTGATCCAATATCCAATTCGCTTGCAAACTATCCAATCAAAAAATATTTCAGTATCTACAAGCGACGGCAAAAAGACAACGATTGATATCAAATATGACTACAAAGTTGATTCAACTAAAGCAGCAAAAATGTACAAGGAATTTGGGAATATCACTTCGGAAGATATCGAAAGTGGATGGTTAAAATCTAAGCTTCAAAAGGTCGCTCGTGAAGTTTATGCGAAATATAGTCTGCTTGATGTCCTTTCAGGAGATTCCTCTAAAGTTGAAGCTGAGGTATTAACGAACTTTGCTAAATCAGTTGAATCTAAAGGGTTTGAAGTCGAAGACGTAACACTTGGTGTTCCAGATGTCGATAAAGAAACACAAAAATCAATCGATGCGATCATTCGAGCTGGTCAAGAAAATGAAAAAGCGAAGCTAGATGCAGAAACTGCAAAAACTCAAGCTGATAGTGAAGCTTACAAGAAAACAAAAGCTGCAGAAGCAGAGGCAGAATCTAATCGCAAAGTCGCCGAATCAGTAACAGACAATTTGATTCGTTATGAAGAAGCTCAAGCTCGCAAAAAGCATGGATGGGTAACAGTAAATGGAGCAGATACTGTAGTTACGGATGAAGCAGGCAAATAATATGGGATTCTTTATGGCTAAAATTCTCTTGTTCTTAGGTTTAGTAGGAGCAGCATATCTCGTGTATGCGCTCCTTTCCCAAACTGATGACAAAGAAGATGACAACAACGATGAAATGAAATTTTAGGAGGAGAAATAATGGATCTCATTACACAATACAGTGATATCATCCTCAAGAAAATCATGGCAAAGATTCAGAAAGATAAAAAAGCAAAAGAACGAGCGGAATTAGTTAAGTTGGAAATGGCTGAAACAGGAGTAGGAGTGCGAAGTAGCAGGCATTGGAAAGCAGCAGCAAACATTGAATTTTATTACAACGAAATTCAAAAAGGGTTCGATCAGATGCGTGAGCTGGATCGGCAAACAAATTGGAGCAAGAAACTTCATCAAGATCGTTTCAAATTTGTAGAGAAGTATAAAGAAATATTAGAAGAGTATTTGAGGAGGACAGCGAATGATAAAAAAGCTCATTCAATTCAGCATGGATTTATATGATATCGAATCAGGAGCAACAGTATCTGTGGAGTCTGATCATTTAATCATAAGTTTTGCTGACGAACGTCAAATTATCATATGGGTAGTTGACGATATGCTATATCCAGAAATTGTACATGATTTTGAAGAATCAAAAGCGGTTGAGTTTGAAATAGTGAAAAAAGTAATGGAATTGATTGAAAAATACGAGGAGGACAGCAAATGATACCGAAGTTTAGAGCGTGGGATAAGCGAGAAAACACAATGAGAGATGTAGCTGTCTTACATTTTACTAAAAACGGCAAAACAAACTTTATTGAATATTGGATAAATCCTACCGAATTGAAATCATATCACGTGCGAAACATCGACCTCATGCAATCCACAGGAATGAAAGATAAGAATGGTGTGGAGATATTTGAAGGGGATGTAGTAATTACATCAAAAGGAGCGATTGGATATGTTGCGTATCTTCAACAAGAAGCCGGCTTTGTAGTTGTACTAAAGAAAAGTGATTATAGATTAGGCCATAGGAATACTGGCGAAAGTTATGATGTAGCAACTGCTCATGAAGTCATCGGAAATATATACGAGAATAGCGAGTTATTGGAGGTAGAGTGATTATCTTAGCTACTGACTACATCGATTCTTTAAAAGATGAAAATGGGAATGTCCCAGCATTGCTAAATTGTGGAATTAAAAGCAAGAATAGAATCATTTTGTTACGGATATCGGCTGATTTAGCAAAATATCTTTATCTGAGCAAGACAGCAGTATATTACACTGCGGCTACACGTTATCAGTACAAGGGAAAAACAATCAGTCAGGATTATTATGATCGTTTAATCAGTCCTGACATGCATGGAAAATCAAAATCAGCGATCAAGTTATTTGGCGCAATAGAGATATATGCCGATGATTTTCCAAATTTATGGTTGAAGGAGGAAGCGGAATGAAATACGAAATACCACTAAGTGAAGCGGGCATTCAAGCAATTATCAATGGTCGGGAGGTTAATAAAAAACTTCCTGATGGTACTGAATTAGTCATCAGACAAAGTTATTTGAAAGATATGGCAGCTCCAGTATTAATTGATCGTTTTAACGTGACTGATTCTGTGGTAGAGAACCACTTGAAAGAATTTCGATCAAGTATAAACGACACTTTCAGATTAGGGAGTTGATTGACAATGAACACCAGACACCGCAGAGTAGCAAAACTAAGAAAACAGGAACTGAATGTACTAAAGACAAAGTTTGAAAAAGAATATGGAATTTCAGCAGAAGAAACATATAAAGTGGCAAGTCAGTTTGTTGCTGATGCGAGTGAGACTATTCGTAAGTTTGGGATTTCGATATTAAATGATGATCGTAAATGGGAGGCAGAAAGATGAAACTAAAAGACGGATTTTACACTGATGCTTATGGAATTGGTGGTTTGATGATGGATCTACCAACTAAGAATCCTATAAAGCAAGAGGAATCAGAAATTAAAGTCGGTGACATGGTTCGCTGCGAAGCAGAAGGGTTCATCTATCCATTTCGTGGATATGTAGAGCATCTCTATAATCACTCAGCGATCATTCGCATTGAAAACACGATGGAATGTGACAAGCGGTTAGCGAAAAGCAAAGAGAATTTAGCAGTGGTGAGATTGGTGGATATGGAAGTTATAAAATCTTAATTTTGCTTTTTTACAACTATCCTACAACAATGAGCGTTATTCCACAACTGGAAGGAGAAGAGGCAATTGTGAACATTTTAGAGAATATAGATATTAAGCAAACAAGGAAAAATGCTAGACGATTACTAAAAAGATACAGAAATTTAGAACGTTTGGTCGGACCAGTGAAAATAGACTTTTCCGTGATGACTGTTACCAAAAATTTGAAATTCACAATTGACAGTCAAAACGAAGAAATCATTGAAGCGATAAGTACTCGAGATTCGGTTATCGAAGCATTAACACGGCTAAGTAGAATCCATTTCCAGGTACTTTATTATAGTTATTGTTTTCCTAATAAGATGTCAATGTATCAAATAGGAGAAAAATTAGGATATTCCGATAGAACTATCGAGAGAATGAAGGCAGTAGCTTTGGTTGAATTTGCTGAGGCGTATAAATCAGGAGAACTCATTTCACGTACAAAATAAAAAAAGTCGGATTCCTCCGACTATGAATAATATTTCCGACATAAGTATTATATCATAATTGGGGGAATCAGAGGATGGTACTTTTCGATGTAAAGAAATATGAGACACCAAGCGCGAAAGATGTTGATATGGAACGCACAAAACATAATGTCGCTGTGTTTCTTTCAGCATATCTATCAGCTAGATGTAGAGTAGGGCAACCTCGAGAACCAAAAGTGACAGCATCTTATTCCTTGGTTCCACCTTCTACAGCTGATCATATATTTGAAGCAGAAAGAATGCTGATCGATAAAGAAGAAGCACAGGAAGAATTTGAGTATCTGCATAAATTGTTTGTTCGAGGCTATTCAGCGATACAGCATCCGCATAAGCCTGATGTGACTGAAAGGCGCAAGAAGATATTCTATGATCGTTATATCAATGGTCTGCCCATTTATGTAACTGCTCAAAGGAATAATACTAGCGAAGAATCGGTTAAAGTAGAATCAAACAGAATTATCATCCAATTTGCTTCATCGTTAGAACTGGTTGCTTTCAAGTAGCCAGTTTTTACACTTTTTATACCCTTTTATTACCAATTTGGTTTCCATTTTATACCTTTTTTATACCAATCACTTACCTATTCAACGTTGTATTATGATAGTGTCGAAAGATTAGGAAACAGGATCGACAAAATAAAATGTAAGGGAGGAAATCTCCCTCATCGTTTAATTAAGCTTCGATAGGCAGCAGCGGAAATATTAAGAATAAGGATGTGAATTTCAACTCCTTCTAAATTGTTCTTATTATCTATCATCCGTTGCTGTCTATTAATTTATGTATTGGAGGGTATATAAAATGAAGATCGCTTCCGAAAAAATTGATCAACTAACAATTTTAGTAAACCAAAGAATCGAAGATATTATCAAAGAATTCGAAGGTGAAAAGATTAAGAACATAAAGCTTACTTTAATGGATCATAAGTTCGAATTAAATTCGACAAAAAGGAAGATCGTTGAGCTTATAGAAGAAGAAATAGCTCTCCAGATCAATGAGCAACAATTAGCTAATTAATTTATGTATTGGAGGGGAAATGAATGGAAGTCGAACAAATAAAGTATCAAGGTATGGATCGGGAACGGTTGATTGATATTATTGAGCAACAACGTTTAGAATTGATCCAAAAAGAAGCTGTATGTAAAGAGTACAAAAAACATTTGGAACAAGTAATTGAGTATCATTCAGTAGAAAAGTACAGATCAGTGGTGCAAAAAAATAGAGCAACGAGTCCTGATTCTCGTCAAGATGTATCGATTAGTATCAAGACGCCAGTATTTAATTCTGTTAAATCAGAAAAGCTAGAAAGTATCTCAACTGCTTTGGTAGAAAAAGCAGCTGAAATGAACTCCCTAGCAAATGAAGTTAGTCGTCTTATTTAGTCATATCGATAACTTGAGAGTCTTTGGTGATTCCGTTTTTTATAGAATTAATGGTTTGTTCAGCGGAATATTTAGTCAAGTATGTTTCGCTAGTTGCTACTACTTCATTGTTATTGGACTTAATAACGAAGTAATATTGGCCATTAGTTGCTTCTCTTATAACAAAGTACAAATTTTTCACCACCTATAATTTATTTCAGCGGACCACTCGCTGATAATTAAAATTATAAGCTATGTATAAAATTTCACAATATCAATTTGTCGCTGTGGCGGAAAGGGTAGACGCAATAAAGGATGAATGGGAAAAGTCAATGAGTAATTATCTGAAATTTACAAGTCCCCTGTTTAGTTATCTAAGATTATTTGATAATATTATTTCTGAGGTGATAGAAAATGGTGGGCGTAGTTAAATTTCTTGGGTTTACATTTGATGGATATGGTACGTTAGGCGAATGGGTAGGTATTATTTTGATAGTGATTACAATTCAACAAACATCAAAGTACTACTGGTATTCTAATAGTTCTAAAATTGTATCAAGAATAACTGAAGGAATAACCAAAAAAGATATTACTGTCGTCGGTAAATATGGGTTTACTATAACTTTATTAAATGAAGGGAAATCTGAAACCGCAATAAAGTTTTGCGGGATTATAGGTAAATATAACATTTTCCAACGTTTTATCAGAAAGCATTGGTACAAATATATTTACAAATACCCTGTAGTTAAAAAGCTTATTGAAAAATATGTGGACCACGAAATATCTTATCTCAATCCAACAGACCTTATTAATCAAGAATTCCAGAATATTGGATACTTAGAAAAAGGTCTAAAAATACCAATTGTAAATGAAAGTTTAGTTACTGCAATGGTAGCTAACATAAAGAACAGCAAGAAATTAGAAAAGAGATATAAAAAATGTAAAAAATTGAAATTTTCCTTTTTATTCTTAGAATATAATGGCAAAGAATATTATCAAGATATTTATGTTTTGCGAGGCTCGAACTTATATAAAGACATTAAAAATAAGATTTCAGTATGAGATTTTTTAAAATTCGTAGATCACTCTTTGAGTGGTCTTTTTATTTTGCGTAAAGGAGGCACGACGATGTATAGACCACAATACTTAGAACAGAAGCATGAAGTAATCACTGTGCAAAACGGTAACGGTGAGATAGTACGAAAGTATAGAAGACCAATAAAGAGCGATACATATAAACGGAAGGAAAGCAATGAAGTTATTCCATTGTATGGCAAAAGAATAGCTAAGTATTAAATAAGATTGCGAAAGGAGATGGGACATGACCGAGGAATTCTATAGATGGTTATTACAGTTGATAAGAGAAGATCGTTTGGTTAAGTTCTATCAGTCTCCTAAATGGCGCAGGCTTAGAGAGAAAGCGATGAAACGAGATCACTATGAATGCCAAGAGTGTAGAAGACTAGGTAAGTATCATAGAGTAGAGAACGTTCATCATATAAAGGAAGTCAAGGATAGACCTGACTTAGCTTTAGATTTAGATAATCTTATTTGTTTATGTGTTGAACATCATAATGAAGTTCATGGCAGATATCTTACAGCGTTAGATAAACAAGAGAAGAAGATAGAAAGCTTCGCTAACTTCGATGCAAGTGAAAGGTGGTAAGTGCATGATCATCAATGACAATGGCAGAGAGTATGATACAGAAAAGATTGAAGAGTATTCATCTTATACTCAGGGATTAATTAAACGTTTGATATACGTTCGCTATGTAGGTATTAGGGATCTGTTATCAGATAACTGTTGTAGTAAATACAAAGTGAATCAAGTAAGAGAAGCGTTGAATAAAGATAATAACGTCGAAAGAATAAAAAATGTTTTTGGATATAGTATTGAAGAGATTAATTATTACATTGACTTCGCTGAAGCTTTCATTCCGATGGTGAGATAACCCCCCCTTAAAATAAATCGCAAATTTTTTGGGGGTGATGAAACGGAGGGGGCTGTCAGGAAAAGAGATTTTTTCGAACTTTATCATGAAAGGAGGGCTAAAATGTTTAAAAACGAATTGTCTCAAAATCGCTACAGAGAAAAATTACGCCGCTCTTTAATAAGCCAATTGGAAAGTCAGAAAACAAATATTGAGCCATTCTTAGATAATGTTGATCGTTATATCAGTTTATGGGAAACGGCGATATCACTGGAAGAAGATATATCCGAGAACGGCATTAGACTGGAGAATGGTAAAAAGAATGAATCAGTAGCGTTGCTTGTTTCTGTCAACAAACAAATGGGATTGATGTTGGATAAACTTGCCATTACTCCTGAATTGGTAGGTGAAGCAAATGAATCAATTCCTGAGTTATAAGCATATTGAAAATTGGTTCAAAGCTATAGAAGAAGGCACTATCAAGGTATGCAAAGAGCAATTATTGCTAAAAAATTATCTAGAAGAAAGAGTCTTTACTAGAGAAGATATTTACTTCGATAAGCAGATGGTAGAGGATTCAATCAATATACCAGCACAATACTTTCCATTCGAATTAATTCCGTGGGAAAAATTTCTACAATGTTTTATTTATGGTGTTCGATGGAAAAAAGATAAAACACTAGTGTTCAATAGATATCTTTCATTAATGGGACGTGGTAATGGTAAAACTGGTTTTGCTTCTTGGAACAACTTCTTTCTACTAACCGCTAAACACGGTATTAAAAATTATGATATTGATATCTATGCCAATAATGAAAGCCAAGCAAAGACTAGTTTTGATGATGTATTTAAAGTAATTAAAGATCATCCTGATTTAGATAAAAAAGTATTTAAAGCTACGAAGGAAGTTATTCAAAATATCGCTACAAACAGCAAACTTCGTTATAACACGGCAAATGCTAGAACAAAAGATGGGAAGCGACCAGGTGCAAACCGCTTTGATGAAATTCACGAAAATGAAGATTATTCAATGATAAATGTGGCTACTTCTGGTGGTGGTAAAATTCGAGATTATAGAGAATTTTATGATACAACTAATGGTCATGTTCGTGGTGGTCCGCTTGATGACATTATAGAAGAATCAAAAATGATTCTTTCTGGAGAACTTGGAATTGACAAGGATGGAGCAGAATTTTCTAGTTTGTTTCCATTTATTTGTCGCTTGGATAACGATAATGAAGTTGATGATCCCGACATGTGGGAAAAAGCTTGTCCAACTATTAATTACAATGCAGATTTAAAACGGAAAATGTTTCAAGAATACTCTCAAATGCAACGTAATGCTGGTTTAAGACTTACGTTCATGACCAAACGAATGAACAGACCTATGGAAGATACACGATTTGCTGTTGCTTCATATGATGATGTTCTGCATACGAAAGAAAAAGAATTTCCTGAAAAAATGGATGAAGTGATAGGAACAGTCGATTTTGCTGATAGACGAGATTTTGCCAGCGTTGGGTTGCTAGGAAAATACGATAAAGATGTTTATTTTACACAACATACTTTTATCCACGAATCAGCCCTTCGATTACAAAACATCAAACGAGAGGTTATAGATATTTCTATAGATCAAGGAAAATCACAGATCGTTCATGGAAAAAATATAGAAGCTGATTATATTGTAGGTTGGTTTCTTGAAATGAGTAATAAATATTATATTAAAAAAATCGCTATGGATATGTACCGTGCAAAAATATTGAAGCCCGCTTTAGAAGAAGCAGGTTTTACTGTGGAAATTGTTCGAAGCGGATCTGTTACACATGGTATGTTAAAAGATCTGGTTGATGACCTTTTTATTAATCAACGTTTATTTTTTGGTGACGATGCGATTATGCGTTGGTATTGCATGAATGTATATGAAGAGCATATTTCTAATGGAAATATACGCTATGAAAAAATAGAACCTGAAACTAGAAAAACGGATGGCTTTTTTTCATTCCTTCATGGTTTGAATTTTTTAGATGATATTTATGATTCTGCTCCTGTAACAGTCACAAATAGCTCAGTAGAAAATACAGGAACTGGATTTACTCCTCTAGTATTCTAACTTGAAAGGAGGTGAGAAAGTGGGGATTTTTCAAAAGGCGGTAGGATACTTCACAAAAAAAGCAACGGTTACTTTAGAAGAATACTTTTGTAAATTGCAAGTTGATTTTGTGTATCGAAAATTTGCGATTGAAACTTGTATTGATTTGATTGCAAATGCGATGAGTAAAGCGGAATTCAAGTCATATGAAGATGGAAAAAATAAAAAGAATGATCTTTACTATAGGCTGAATGTAGCTCCTAATAAGAAAAATAATGCAACAGAATTTAGAAAAAAACTGATCAGGAGATTAATATTCTACAATGAAGTATTGATCGTTTCTCCGTCTAATAATTCTAGCGAAATATTTATTGCGGATAGTTGGGATGTCACAGAATATGCATTGAAAGATGATGTGTTTTCTCAAGTGCAAATTAACAACATAGTCCTTGATAGAGAATTTCTAGAAAGTGATGTTATCTATATAAAATACGCAGATCAACAAATTAGGCAACTAGTCGATGCGTATTATCAAGCGTATGGGAAACTCATTTCTAGTGCCATGAATGTTTACAAGCGCTCTAACGCTCGTAGATACGTACTGAAAGGGAATTTATTCCGACCGCAAGACAATACAACACAAGATCAAATCAATAAAATGATGACATCACAATTTAAGGCTTTTATGGAAGCTGATAATGCAGGTGCGGTATTTCAATTACAAAATGAGTACACATTAGAAGATTTCAGCGGAAACTTCCAAAGCAATTCAAGAGATATAAAAAACTTAATAGACGACATCTTTGAGATGACAGCAGCAGCGTTTCACGTTCCGAAAAACCTACTAAAGGGAGACATGAGTGGGTTATCGGATCAAGTGGACGCTTTTTTAATGTTCGAAATCATACCGATTGCTGAACTTATTCAGGATGCGTTTAACGCTAGTCTCTATGAAGTAGAAGAATACTTGTCAGGGAATTTTGTACGTGTGGATACAACTATGATCAAGATTACTAGCTTCAAAGATTTGGTTGACGCTATTGATGTAGGCATTAGAAATGGAGTATTTACAATCAACGAAGGAAGAGAGCGCGTTGGAAATGATCGCTCTGATAAGGCGATGGCAGATGAAATATTTATAACTAAAAACAATCAACAAGTATCGAAAGGAGGTGAGGCGAATGACGACAATGAAAACATTTCTAGCAGTAAAGAATGAAGGCGCAGTACCGCAAATTTTTATTCAGGGATTTATTGGTTCTAGTTGGTTCTTTGAAGGGAATACTGACAAGGGAATCAAAAATATTTTGGATAGTCTAGGTGATCAAGAAGAAATTGAAGTAGTAATTAATTCAAACGGTGGAGACGTATTTCAAGGGATTGCTATTGGGAACTTACTTAAGTCAAATAAAGCAAAAGTTAACGTTGTGATTAACGGCTTAGCCGCTAGTGCTGCTTCAATTATCGCAATGGCTGGCGATACTATAAAAATCTACAACAATGCACAATTGATGATTCACCGCGCTTCCACATACGGAGAAGGAAATGTCGATGACTTCCGTACGATTGCTGACCAACTGGAATCAATTGATAAATCGGTAAAGGCTTCATATAAAACACGATTCAATGGCACAGATGAAGCATTGCAAGAACTTCTTGAAAAAGAATCGTTTATGGATGCAGAAACAGCTTTGAGTTATGGATTGGTCGATGAAATTATCGATGCAGAAAATAGCTCAGGTACTGAAGCTAAAAAAGAACAAAGCGTTGAAGAAATTTTGAATGACGTTAAAGAAAAAAGAGCAGAAAAAATTGCTGCATTTACAGCAGCATTAAATAAAACATTTGGACAAGGAGATGTAAAATAATGACAGTTAAAAATTTAAAAGGTGTAACAGCTGCAAGCGACCAATTGATGAAAGCTTTTAAAGATGGTAACGAAGAATCTTTTAGCGCAGCTATGGTAAGCTTATCTAAGGAAATTCAGGATAAAATTTTAGAAGAAGCAACAGCAAAAAATCAAGATCAATTAGTATTAATGAACCGTGGTCAGCGTGTATTAACTACACAAGAAACAAAATTCTATAACGAAGTAGTGAAAAACGAAGGTTTTGCAGGGGTCGAAGAATTAGTGCCAGCTACTGTATTTGAACGTGTATTTGAAGATTTAGAACAATCTCATCCACTATTGCAAAAAATTACTTTTGTTAACACAACTGGTGTAACAGAATGGATTGTGTCACGTGGAGTCAATCCAGCATGGTGGGGTAAACTTTGCGAAGCTGTTAAAAAAGTTTTAGATAATGGCTTTGATGTAATTAACATGAAGCAGTTCAAGCTATCAGGTTATATTCCTGTATGTAAGGCAATGCTTGATTTAGGTCCAGTATGGTTAGATCGTTATGTCCGTACTGTTTTAGTAGAATCATTGAGAATTGCATTAGAACAAGCAATTGTTGATGGTACTGGTAAAGATATGCCAGTCGGAATGATGCGTGACATGAGCAAACAAACTAGCGGAGAATATGCTGAAAAAAAAGCAGAACCTATTACAGCTTTAGATGCTGTAACTATGGGCGGTTTGATGGCGCGACTATCAAAATTCAATATCGAAGGTGTGAATGATCCGATTTATCGTAATGTGAATCCTTCTGATGTGGTCCTAATTGTGAATCCAACTGATTACTGGTCTAAAGTATTCCCAGCTAAGACTGTACTAACTGCTAATGGAGAATACGTACAAGTATTGCCAGTACCAGTTTCAGATTTGCAGTCAACGGCTGTGCCAGAAGGAAAAGCAGTTATTGGGGTAGCCTCAGATTACTTCATGGGTGTAGGATCTACACTAAAAATTGAAGCTTCAGATGAATACCATTTTGTTGAAGACGAACGCATTTATCTAGCTAAACAATATGCAAACGGTCAACCTAAACGTAACGATAGTTTCATTGTATTAGATATTAGCGCTTTGGGAACTACTACTACAACTACAAAACCAACAACCACAACAACTACAACACAAGCGTAGGTGATCAGAATGAAGTATATTCTTTGTCAGCCGGCAATCAATCGGTTTAAATGGGAGCTTGAAGTTTGTTTAACTAATCTGAAGAAACTAGGAATCAAAGATATCGTATTGCTTTTCAGCAGACACGATGATCAGATTCCTATTTTTTTTGAGAAGGAATATGGTGTTGAAGTTCATGTGTACGATGATCTGCGGGACGACAAAGAGTATATTCCTTCGATTAAACCATATTTATGGTGGAAATATTTAGAAGAAGATCATTCGCGTGAGGACGACCGATATTTCTATATCGATTCGGATGTCATTTTCAATAAAAGAATTAATTTGCGCAAATTGCCTTCTAAAGATGATGTTTGGTATTGTAGCGACTGCTGTAGTTATCTAAGTCTTGATTATATTAGAAGCTGTGAAAACGGAGAAAATATTCTAAAAGATATGGCAAACATTGTAAATGTTACAGTAGAATCTTTGGAAACTATAAACACTAATTCAGGAGGCGCACAGTGGGTTATTAACCGCCCTAAAGCGAATTATTGGAAAAAGGTTTATCTGGATTCTAATCGGCTATATCGCTACCTTAGAGGGCAAAAAACAAATATAAAAATCTGGACAGCCGAGATGTGGGCACAGCTTTGGAACATGATGTATTTCAATATTGGTCCTAAAGTTCACGAGGAATTAGACTTTTGTTTTGCTACTGATCCAATAGAAAAAGTTAAAGAAGTAAAAATCTTACACAATGCTGGAGTAACAACAAACGATGAAGATTTATTTTTCAAAGGGAGATACGTGACTTCTACGCCTTTTGATGAAGATTTATCATTTGTAAACAAGAAAAAATGCTCTTACGCATATGTTAAAGCAATTAAGGCGGTGGTTAGATGACGCCTGAACAAGTGACTGAAGAATTGCTAATAGCTGTGAAGGATAATATTTACGTTACCTGGAACGAAGAAGATGAGTCAATTAAAAAGATGATAGCTAAAAATGCTGTTTATCTTCAAAGTAAAGTGAGTACAACACTTTCTTTTTCTCCTGAAAGCTTAGAATACGGATTGCTAATCGAAAGATGTAGATACGACTGGAATCGTGCTTTAGATGAGTTTGAACAAAATTTCGCTAGTGAGTTATTAGGTTTCATTCAACATTATGCGCTACAAGAATATATTGCAGGTGATGTGAATGGCGAATAATCGTAGACTCGAAGAAACATTCAACGATGGTTGGTTAAAGATTTTGACGCAAACTACCAAAAGAAATGAACTAGGAAAAAAGATTGGTGTAGAAGATACAGAAATCACTTCTTTAAAATTTAGAAATCTTTCCATGAGAGATAGTGATATAACAGCTATGGATGCGATGGGATCGAAATTAACTAAGAAAGTAAAGACTCCATTTCATCCAATCGCCAAGAAATTTAATAAAGATCAATATTTTATCGTAATCGATAGTATGCGTTACAACGTTATCTATGCCGATTACGATAATTTTTATATCTATTTTTATCTTGAAAGTGTGGGTGAATATGGTGATTGATAATTCTAAAGAAAAAGAACGTTTAAATAAGCAAATTTCTGCTATCAAAACTTCCTTAGAAGAGCATTTTGGCCTCAAACTCTTTCAAGACTCCGTAGGCGAGGATGAGCTACCTGATGATTTTAATTACTTCATTCTCGAAACAGGAGAAATAGAAATGATCACTGAGCCAAAATATAGCGTGGGTCAAAATCTATATCTAACTTTCTATTCAGAAAATAGAGAAGATTTAACAGGAGATTCACTAGATATTATTTCATTGATTCAAAATCGTTCGATTCGTTTTCAGAGAATGGATCCCAATCATTTAAAACTAGAGAACCAAGATCGCTATATCGATCAATTGGTATTTACGTTTAGACGATTATTGAAGAGTGATTGTCATGGCTAAAAATAGTTGGGAGCTAAAAATAAATGGACATGATGAACTTCTTGTGCGGATGGAACGCTATTCAAGCGAGAGCGAACGACTGATTAACGAAGCATTGAAATCAAAAGGTTCGGCTATTGCAGTGGATAGGATTACAGAAAAAATTCCTGTTTCTGAAGCAGATTTAAGAAGAGGGCACCAACACGCAAAAAATAGTCGTCCACTTAAGACTCAATACATTAATTTGGGTTTCATCATTAGACCTACAAGAAAATTTGAGTATTTAAAATATCCTGATTTGGGGATAGGTACTTCTAAAAGAAATCAGCCGGACGAATTTATGAGAAGAGGATTAGGTCTTGCACTTGATCCAATTACAGAACTTCTGATTCGTCAATTCGATAAATTAAATAAATAGGAGGAACAACAATGGCTAAAACAACAACAGTAACAACTTTTGACAATATAAGTATTAAAAGAATTTCTTTTAATTTTAAGAATGCAACAAATGCAATTTCAACTGATTGTAATGGACAATTAGATGGCGAAACAGAAATGCAGAGAATTGTAAAAAAATGCGGTTCAACAGAAGTAAAATCGAAATCTAAACCAATCAATATGACGGTAACAATTACTGCACATGTACCGATGGAAGTTTATCGACGCTTCAATGGGTTGAAACAAGATGAACGTATTAAATCGGGAATTTACTCTTATGGTCCTGATTCCGTAGGGGAAGATTTCTCTCTTGCTGCAGAGATCGTGGATGATTTCGAAGAAAAAAATAAGCTGATTGGTATGTTAGCATGCACTTCGAATACAGGATTAACATTCTCTATTGAAAATGGTGCGGATGAAGTAGCTGCGTTAGAACTAGAAACAAAAGTTATGCAAGATGAATTTGGTAAATTTTATCATGAAGCAATTGTTGCAGAACTTGAAGAAGACTTAACAGATCAATGGATGACGAATCTATCTGCTGATGTGATTAAAAAAACTTCAGTTGTGACAACTACGGCCACTCAATCACAGTAAAAAAAACGGAGGTAGCGAAATGAACGAAGATTACTCAAAAATTGAACTAAACGATGGAACAATTTTGAATTTAGAACCTAAACTGAATATCAAGAAATTATTGATGATCAATAGAGATTTTAACACAGACGAGTTTGCAAAAATGACTGTGGGAAAAGGATCCATGGATATTTCTGTTATTCAAGGTGCAAAGGCTGTGTATATTGCTTACCGCCAAGCGAACATGACTGATTATATTTCATTCGATGAATTTATCGATAAATGGGATTTTGATATGGCTACTGCCAGCTATATTTATCAATTGATGATGTTCAAACAAGCACGCGATGCTTATCAAAAAGAATTTGAAAAAGCAAATAAGGAAAAAAAGCTTCAAAAGTAAAAATGCCAAAGCTCTTAGTTGAAACGTGGGTCGATGTCTATTCGATGTTGACCGACGTTTTTTCTATGCCTTCAGATTTGGTTTTAAGCGATATCTGTTTAGATGACATTTTGCAAATGGCTTACAACAAGAGTGCTTATGAAGGATGGAAAAACTATGCAATAAACCAATCCCAGAAAAACTAAAGAAAGGAGGTAAAAAATGGCTAAAAAGAGAACAGAAGCAGAAGTAACATTCATAGCTAACGATGACGGATTGAAATCTACGTTAAAAGAAATCAGTGCTGAATTAACTAAAAATAGAGCAGAATTAAAACTAGAACAAGCTCAATTACAACAGACTGGTTCTGAATCAGACAAGTTAGGAAGTAAATTATCTTCTTTAGAAAAGCAGTATGAATTACAAAGTCAAAAAGTTGAAGTAACTAGCCAACGTTTAGCCAATGCCAAAAAATATTATGGAGAAAATTCCACCGAAGTTCAGAAACTTGAGAGAGAACTGATTAACCAACAAACAGCGCAACAACGTTTGTCAAACGAAATTGATAAAACGAGTAATGCACTAGCTCAAGCAAAAGGCGAAATACAGACGTACGAGTCTACAATGCAACAGTTGGATAGTGAACAAAAAAATGTTCAAGCTAGTGCTTCTCTGATTGAATCCGAATACAAAAAATGGCAAGCAACTGCTGGTCAATCAGCTTCTGAATCCGAGAAATTAGCGAAAGCCCAAGAATATGTTTCTCAACAATCTGAAAATGCAGAGAAAACGATAGATATCCTGAGACGACAGTTAGAAGCTACACAGTCTGAGTTTGGCGCTACATCCACAGAAGCAATGCAGATGGAGGCGAAGCTTAATGATGCTGAACGTGAATTTGAAGAGTTAGGACAAGCTGCTAAAAATGTAGATACAACTAACTTGGACGATATCGGAAGCAAAATAGATATGAATAATCTAATGGAAGCTTCTGACGTTTTAAGCGACATTGGCGATAAGCTTACAGAATTAGGGAAACAAGCAGTGGACTCTGCTAATAGTGTAGGTAGTTCCCAGAGTAAAATACAAGCTAATTTTGGTTTGACTAAACAAGAGGCTGAAGAATTAACGAATGTAGCCAGAGACATTTATTATAAAGGTTTTGGAGAATCGTTAGATCAGTCCACAGATGCATTGATTTTGGTAAAGCGTAATTTAGGCGATTTAAATAATCAAGATTTACAAAATATCACGGAACAAGCTATGGTCCTAGAAAACACCATGGGCGCTGATATGGATGAAACGTTACGTGGTGTAAATGGCTTAATGGTCAATTTCGGCTTGAGCGCTCAAGATGCAATGGATTTAATGGTTTCGGGTACTCAAAACGGTTTAGATAAAACGCACGAATTAGGCGACAATATGGCAGAATATAGCCAATTATGGAGTCAAATGGGATATTCAGCTGATGAAACGTTCGGAATGCTTCAAAATGGTTTAGATGCGGGTGCTTATAACCTTGATAAAGTCAATGACTTAGTTAAGGAAATGGGAATATCGTTAACAGATGGTCGATTTGAGCAAAACATGGATATGTTTAGTGAAAGTACTAGAAAAGCTTTTGAAGAGTGGAAAAATGGCGGAGGAACACAAAAAGACGTTATTAATTCCATGATTCAAGATTTTAGCAATATGGATGGTCAATACGACCAATTAAATAAAGCTTCGACAATTTGGTCTGCGCTTGGCGAAGATAACGCGATGAAAGTTGTCCAATCTTTAACTGATGTTAACCATACATTTGATGATGTTAGTGGATCTGCACAAAAAATGAATGAAGATTCTACTACTCCGTTGCAAGAGTTGAACGGGAAAATAGCTGAATTAAAGGATTCATTAGCTCCTATAGGCAACACAATCATAGATGCACTCGAACCAGTAATTGATTTTCTAGGAAAGATGGCTGATGCGTTTAATAATCTTCCACAACCAGTACAGGATTATGCCGTAGCGATTGGCGGATTGACTGCTGCATTTACTTTATTAATGCCAATAATAGTTGGCTTCATGGCTCTAGGTGGTCCTACTACATTAATAATAGGAGCAGTTATTACTGTTATTGCTGGAGTTATAGCAATTATAAAAAACTGGGGCGCAATTACTGACTGGTTTAAGGGAATATGGAGTAAATTCACTGATTGGTTGGGTGGTACTTGGGAAAGTATAAAAGAAGGTGCCTCATCAGTTTGGGATGGAGTTAAAGAAACCTGGTCTGGATTTGTAGATTGGGTTCAAGATATTTGGCAAGGAGTTTCTGATTGGTTTGGAGAGCTATGGAGCGGATTAGTTGAAGGAGCTTCCAACATCTGGCAAGGAGTCCAAGAGACTTGGCAAGCATTCGTTGATTGGGTTTCAAATATTTGGAACGGAGTCAAAGAAGTATGGTCGATTATTTGGGCAGACATTGTAGGAATTGTTCAAATACCATGGACCTTAATAACGTCATTGATTCAAGCCGGTATTAATATTATCGTGGGTATTTTTGATGTAGCTGGACAGTTATTAGGCGCAGCTTGGCAAGCTGTTTGGACACCTATTTCTGATTTCCTTAAAAACACTTGGGATACTATGACACAATGGGTAAGCATCGCTTGGAATGGAATTGTAACTACATTCCATACTATATTTGATCCAGTAGTGGCATGGTGGAATGGTATATGGACAGCTATTAGTACTACGGCTTCAAATATTTGGAATTCAATTAGTGCAACAGCTTCTAGTATTTGGAACAGTATCAAGAATACAATCACTAGCTTGGTACAAGCAGCTGCTACAGTAATTCAAAATATTTGGTCAACTGTATCTAGTTGGTTAGGTGGAATTTGGAATTCAATCAGCTCTACAGCATCAAATATCTGGAATAGTGTGACTAGTAGTATAAGCAATGCTATAAACGCAGCTAAAAGTGCCATTCAAAGTGTTTGGAATAGTATATCTTCGTGGATCAGCGGAATTTGGAACGGTATCAAAAACACTGCTTTGAATCTTTGGAATGGAATTACAAGCACTATTAGCTCTAAAGTAAACGATGGAAAAAATGCAATTTCAAGCGGTTGGTCCAATCTAACAGGTATTGTTTCCGACATATTCAATAATGTTAAAAGTACAATTGCTAACATTTGGGAAGGTATCAAAAAGACTGTTAGCGCTCCGATTGATTGGATTAGAGATAAAATCAGTGGTATTTTTGATAATTTGAATATTTCTATACCACATATTCCGTTACCACATTTTAAATTGAGTGGGGAATTCAATCCATTGAAGGGAAAAATCCCAACGTTGGGTGTTGATTGGTATGCGAAAGGTAGTGTGTTTAATTCTCCGAATATTATCGGTGTAGGTGAAGCAGGACCTGAAGCAGTTTTACCATTGAAAAGATCTGTGCTGCAAGAAATTGGTGATCGTATCTTGAGTAGCACATCAGTTTCATCTAGGGCACAAACGATTCAACCTGTGAACAATTACGAATTCAATTTCACAATTGATGGTAACGCAGATGAGGTTACTATGAAGCAAACAACTCAACAAATCATTGACAGCATTACAAAAGTTCAAAATGATAATGCTTCGGCATGGCGTTAAACAGGAGAGTATTTCTCCTGTTTTTTAGTATTAAAAAGGATGTGAAAAAATGACTGATTGTATACATTCTATAATCGATGGATTTCCTGATTATTTGCATAAATTGGCTTTAGCTGAAAGACCAACCATACCATCTCCAAAAAGACAGAGAGTTGAAACTTCTGTTTTAGGACGGTTAGGTGGCTTAGTACAAGATTATTCGTTTGAAGATATGTCGTTTACTTTGCACTATAACTATTTAGAGGATGCGGAAGACCATCAAGCGTTCAAGCAATCGTTTTATATCATGCGTCATTGGTTAAACTATGCAAAGAAATTAGAATTCTCTGATGATCCCAACGTCTATTATGTTATCCAGACTATCGATATTGGGGATGCAGAAAACGATATTGTTGAATGGGGAGAGTTCGATGTAAATATTACTGCGAAACCATTCGCAAGAGTTCAAGAAGATGTGCCTATAACCGTAGATAAACCACAGTCATTTAGTTTGCTGAATAATAGTTTAGAAGAAAGTTTTCCAAAGATTATCATCACTCCTTCAGCTACTTCATGCCAGTTCATCTTAAATGATTATGTGTTTAGTTTTGAAGGCTTAGTAGTAGGAACTGATGTAGTCATTGATAGTGATTTAATGCTTTGCTACGAAGAGCAATCGGACGGAGATATTTTAGATCGATCCAACAAAATGAAGACCATGCAATATCCGACATTGCAAGTGGATATTAATTATTTTAATTGTACTGGTTTGAGCAAAATACAAATTTATCGTAATGGGTTAAGGTAGGTGAAATAGATGATCGATAATTTAATAACTATTTACGATAAAAATGACGCGAATAATTTAGCTGAACATTTATATGATACACAAGGTTTAGGCGCTTTGTCAGACTGGTTAACAGCCACTGTTAGCAATAAATTAAACGGAGCCGAGATATTTCAGGGTACTTATCCAATAAGCGGAACTAATGCAGACTTGATTATAGAAGGACGTATTATTCAGTGCTATGTGGATGAAAATCGAGCAAAGCAACGTTTACGGATTTATTATGCAAAGACTTCTGTAATAGGAAATATGATAGAAGTAAAAGCTGAACCTATTTTCAATGATATAAGAAAATCGGTGTTGAATAAATATGACAGCGGAACAGAAAAGATCACTGCTACTCAGGCATGGCAAAACGCAAAAGTTTTAGCAAAACCAGCTATTCCTTCGCAGTTTTCTTTCTCATCGTTAGTAGATACGCTTGCTAATGTGAAGATAGAAAAGGCGAATTTTTTAGAATTCTTTGGCGGAAAGGAAGGATCTATCCTAGATCGATTTCATGGGGAATTTCTTAAAGATAATAACACATTACGTCATGAAACAAGGCTAGGTACGGATCATAAAATCAAAGCGATTTATACTAAAAACTTAACTGGTCTCGACTTAGAGATAGATGCTCAAAGTGTTTTAGTTGGAGTTTATCCATTCATTAGCAGTTCGTCAGAAGGAGAGGATGAGATCACTCTACCAGAAGAAGTCATTTTCACGGATTACGTGGAAGATTATCCTGCTGGATATGTTTCTTTTGTTGATTTTAAAGACAAAGCGACTGATGTGGCCACATTAAGGGAAGCTGCTAAAGACTGGTTGAAAACAAACATAGATAAACAGAAACCACAAGTGAGTGGTTCGATTGAATTAGTACCATTGAGGCATCAAAGAGGCTATGAAAAATTTGTTGATCTAGAAAAAGTTTCGATGGGTGACGGAGTAGATGTGTATCATCCACAGTTAAAAGTGAATATGTCAGCAAGAATTGTGGAATATACGTTTAATGTTTTAACCAATTCATACGATAAATTAGTTGTAGGAAACGTCAAAACAAACTTCTTAGAAAATACAGAGAATAATGTCAACAATTTGATTAATGATGCCATTGATCAATTGAAAAATGGTGGCGAAATCAGTGATTTAATCAATGATATTGTAGATCATCAAACTGACATGATTACTGGTCAAGATGGTGGGTATGTTTTACTAGATCCTAAAGAAGCACCTAGTCGTATTTTGATTATGGACACGCCAGATAAGAATACCGCAAGGAATGTTTTACAAATCAACAATGCTGGTATTGGTTTCTCTAAAACTGGTATTAATGGAACGTATGACACCGCATGGACGTTAGATGGCGGATTTAATGCCTCGTTTATTACAGCTGGTGAGATAGTAGGGATTACTATTAGAGGTACTACATTAATTAGTGATGGTACTGATTATAGAACAAGTATTGCCAATGGCAAAATGACTTGGTACTCAAAAAAAGTTAACAAAGATATTATGGAGCTAGAAGCACGTGATTATGTAAGTGCTGATGCCGGTATTGTATCATACACCATGAAAACTGGTGGTGGTTTCATGATTAGAAATCCACAGGGGAATTTGGTTTTTAGTACGTGGGATAATGGCAATAACAAACCGTTTCTATCTTTTGGTGCGCCCAATTTCAGGTATAGCAATGCTAGTTATATAACTGATGGCGACGGTAGTTCTTTAAGCATTAATGGTAGTGCGGGTAGTTCATGGGAGTTTAAAGTAGCTGGCAGGACTATGAAATTTACTAGTGATGGTATGCTAACGTTGCCAGGTTGTTTTTTTGGTTCATGGGAAGATGGGAAAATTGCAAGGTTTGAACAATCAACGGTACAAGTATATAAAAATTTTACTGTTAGAGGTACTAAAAACTCAACCGTACCGACAGAACATTATGGACAACGACTATTGAACGCTTATGAAACTCCAGAATATTATTTCGCTGATTATGGAGAAGCCGTTACAGGTGATGATGGTAAAGTTCGTGTTGATATTGATCCCATGTTTGCTGAGACAGTAAATCTAAGTCGGTATATGACACATGTGACACCTACAGAACTAGTTTTGTGTGCTGTTACTCATGAAGATGTTGACCATTTCATCATTGAAACTAGTAAGCCAAACGTATTGGTTAGATGGAATTTAGTGGCACATCGACTAGGGTATGAAGGTGTTAGATTAAAAGAGGATACAGCATATGATAGCACAGTGCTTGACCAAAAACGTTTTTAAAACGAAGACAAGGAGGTATATAAATGGCTAGCAGTTTATATAATTTGGCTCTAGATTTCAGTAAAGAATTAAACTACACCAAAGCTATTATGGCTCGTCAAGGTGACAAAGGAATTACGGTGACTGTTAAACCATTTTTAAATGGCTTGCAGATGGATACGAGTGGCGGAACATTTACTTTAAAAGGAACAACGCCATCTAACCGTTATGTAGATAGTGTTGCAACTAGTATAACTAGTGAAGAAGTCACATTTTCTCTTGATGGCACATTTATGAGTGAAGCAGGATATTATAAACACTGCTACGTAGAATATAGAAAAGGTAATCAAATTTTAACAACGCAAGACATCATTTTTTTCTCACTAGGAGTGTCTGACATTTCGCAAGGCCAAGCTGATGAATACGTTTCGCAATTGGAAGAGTTGATTCGAAAGTATAACGAAACTTTTGATGCTTTTATGGCTGAAATTAAAGGTAGAGTGGATAGCTTAAATCAACAGATTACTGATTTAACTGGTCAAGCTAAAACACTACAAGACAAGTTAGATGCTCTGAAAGAAGAAATTTCTAAGTTAGGTAACTTACAAGTGATGTACAGTAACAGCATCGACTTCGGGAATTATGATTATAGTGGGAATCCGAATTTAATGTCCAAACTAAAATCGAGCGATTTTAACGTTGGTTACCACGGGTCACTAACTTCGGATAACGAAAAGCTACATTTTACTTCTGATGGTACAGGAAGCATTATTATGTTTACGCGTATTAATACACCTCAGCTTGCTAGTGGGAAAACCTATACTCTGAGTGCGAAAGTTCGATTTGATGAAGGAACTACAGGAGCTATTGATAAATTACGTTTGGTGTATCGTACATCACCAGGAGAAAAGATATTATTGGAAGCAAATAGTACAAATATTACAACAGATGATGTAGGGAAAGAAATAACAATCAAAGGTACAGCTAACGTTAATTATCAAATCACAAATTTAGATCGATTTTATATGAGTATTAGCTTTGTTGACAGGGATAAAATAAATGGCGGATTTAAGTTGTACGACATCAAAATCGAAGAAGGCTCAACAGCCACTCCGTATCAGCCAAACTTACTAGATGACCCTTACTGGGTAGGTAAAACATCGTTGGGTAAGAATATTGCAAATAAAGGTACGACGTTCCCAATTAAATCTAGCGCGTACGAAATATATAAAGGTAACACGGAAGAAGAGCTTATAATAGGTCAAACGTATACTATCACGCTTAAAGGAACAAAACCCGCAAGTCAAACCTTTGTAGCATATAATTATTGGAACGTTAATTTTGGAGATCTAAAACCAGTTGAGGGATTGACAGACGTATGGTCTCTAACATTCACACCAACGAAACTTGAACCGGGTTTGCCTAAAGACCTTCGCATTTTTCAGTCGCCTAAAGAAACGGCCGGCGCATGCCGAATTGACTGGCTCAAGATTGAAAAAGGTGACACTCGAACCCCGAATATTGAGCAATATAAATACCGAGGAATCGGCATGCGAGACTCAAACAATCCAAAATATTATGTATGGGATCTAGAACCTAGCTATGTTGAGAATAACCTAGCTACAGATATCAAGGTTGCTGAAATTACTGGTAAAGCAAACAATTATACCGATGGGAAAGTATCGGAGATTAATTCGCAGTTGACTGCTTCAATTAATGAAGTAGACACCACAGCTAAGGATGCTCAAACAAAAGCGAATGCTAATGCGACTGCTATAGATGAATTAGACAATAAGATCGATGAACGCATTAATGATACAGCTACTACCACATTAACAGTTACAAACGGGAATACCGGATCAGCAAAGCTTTATCGTGAAGGAAAAACAGTTTCTATATATTTTGTGGCTTTAAACGGAAAAAGCAGTGGTGGAAATGATTCAACGATACTAACAATTCCAGAAGGCTATCGGCCACCAATTAGTTTTGAGCAACTGGTTGGCTCGATAGACCGTTCTACTTTGAACAGTGCTCAGTTATCTATTGGTGCAGATGGAGCCATTAAATGGCGAAGAAACTCAAGTTATGGATCGGATTATACCTTTGCAATTACTTACACGATTTAGAAAAGCGTGAATCGATATGAAGGCAGCATATAGACCAATTGAACCTTACGGATTCGAGCAAATCATTGTGAATGATGAAGAACATTTACCGGAAGAATGCACAGAAGTCGAACCACCGATTCCAAATTGGAAACCGAAATTCAATTACTGGGAGGGAAATAAATGAAAAACATTTGGAAATATGGACGTACTGGCGGAGAGTACGCAGGAAAAGTATTGGACGACATGCTTGTATCCGTTCCTTACACAGATCAGCCACCGCTTGAAGGAATTCGTGCTGATGGCGAACCGTTAACAATCGCTGATCAAATGTTTGATCCTAAATTGAATCAATGGATTATTTTAGCGAACGCACTAGATCACAACGATTTAAACAATCTCAAAGCAATGTATGAGTCGTTAGAAAATGAGAACGGCGATTTAAAACAGATCAATGCCAAACTCATGCTAAGCGATGTAGCAATTAAACAGGAAAATACTGCATTGAAAGAAAAAGCGGATAGTTTAGCACAAATCAATTCAAAAATGATGCTTGCTTCGTTACAAAATAGCAAAGACATTTCAGAAATTAAAGAGCAACTAAATCCAGCTTCAAAGGGAGGTGAGTAGTATGTTTAGTTTTAGCGATGTGAAAATGATGTATGATTGGGGCTGTTTCACTAACGAACAAGTAATGGTTTTCGTTCCGTTGTGCATTACTGAAGAAAAAGCAGATAAAATCATTAGCAAAGAAGAGAGCGCATCTTAATTGATGTGCTTTTTATTTTGATTCAAGGAGTTGTCACATGATTAATTTAGGGGAATGGGGAGCGATAGCAGGATCAATAACCGCTATCGTTTCTTTGATTTTATTAGTAATAAAACCAATTACTGCATCTTTCTCGAAGATTACTGAGACTCTTTCAAAAGTAAGTCACAATTTAGATTTGCTGACTAAAGATTTAGAATCGAGCAAATCAGATCGATTGATGATTCATGAAGAACTAAAGAAACACGATGAAAGATTAGATACACATGCAGAAAAATTGGTAGAACACACGCAACAAATTAAAACTTTATTTAGGGAGAGAAGAAAATGAATAATAAAACGTTCGAAGTACTAAAATGGTTCGCACTGGTAATTATTCCCGCACTAGCTACTTTCGTGGGGTTAGTTGGTAAAGCGCTCAATTGGCAGTACACAGATATCTGTGTTGTCATCATTACTGGTTTTGGCGCGTTTTTAGGGAGTGTGTTGGGTGTATCAAATCGAACCTACAAAATGTTCTCGGCTGAAAGCGAAGAAGGAGGAAACAAATGAAAAAGAAAATTACTATTACTGCGATGAGCCTGTTAACGGCTCTTTTTTTATTACCCATTAATACGTTTGCTTATACTATTAATGACGAGTATAATTTAGCGCCGAATCAAGGAGACTCCAGATTAGCAATTCCTAACAAAATTATTTTGCACGAAACTGGAATAGATGCACCAGCAAGAAACGTAGCCGCCAACATGAAAAATAATTATAACGGAAGCAATTCTTATACTACAGATGTTATTGGTGACGGTGGGATTGTTTACCGTGTGGGTGAGCAAGGATATGTTTCGTGGGGAGCTGGTAACGCTAATCCTTATGCGCCTGTACAGATTGAATTACAGCGCACATATGATAAAGCATTGTTTGAAAAAAACTATCGAGCTTATATTGAATATACAAGAGATAGTGCAAAAAAATATGGAATTCCATTGACTCTTGATCAAGGAACTTCTTTATTTACAAAAGGAATCATTTCTCATTTGTGGGTGACAAATTATGTTTGGGGGAACCACACAGATCCATATGGTTACTTATCGCAAATGGGAGTTAGCAAAGAAAAGCTTGCTTATGATTTAGCTCATGGATTTACCGATGAAAATCCAACAACTTCTGAAAACAAGCCTGTCATTGATCCAACACGAGCTGGTGCAGCTAATCCTACGCTGACAGATGGAACAAATCACGCCCACATTGATCAGTTTGGGGAAATCGAAAACGCAAACTTGCATGTGGCTGGATGGCACATTGCTAACTATAAATACGAGTATATTTTCATTATGGACTACAATACTGGGAAAGAATTAGCTCGAGTAAGAGCTGATGGAATTTATAGACCAGATGTAAACCAAGCTTATAATACTTCTGGAAATGTTGGTTATCATGTATCTTTCAATATGCGTAATTTTCCTAGTAAGAAAGTCTATGTAATGATGCGGGCAACGAATGATCCAGAGGGAAACACTAAAGGCGGTGCGCAAGATTTCCATGACAAACGCTGGTATTTAAATATTCCACAACGATAAAAAATAGCCCCTCGATGAACTGAACCCCAAAAGTTGAACTATTTAATGGACTGTTTCCGATATTCTACTGGAGATAGTCCATTTAACTTTAGTTTTATCCTTTTGTTATTATACCACCTAATATACTCATTTAATTTACTTTGAAATATCTCAATTGATCGGAATTTTTCTCGATAAAAAAACTCTGATTTAAGCACACCAAAAAAATTTTCTATTACAGAATTATCTAAGCAATTTCCTTTTCTAGACATGCTTTGAATAATGTTATTCTCTTTTAATTTTTTTTGATATTGTGGCATCTGATACTGCCATCCTTGATCTGAATGTAGAATCAGTGAACCCTCAGTTCCCTTTTTTTTAATTGCTTGTTGAAGCATTTCTTCAATCAGTTTATATGTTGGACTAGTTGATATACTATAACTAATTATTTCTCCGTTAAATAAATCAAGTATAGGAGATAGATAGATTTTTCTTCCTTTTATCTTGAATTCAGTGACGTCTGTCACCCATTTTTTATTGGGTGTATCTACTGAAAAATTTCGTTTTAACACATTCTTGGCAATTTTTCCTACTGTTCCTTTATAAGATTTATATCGCTTTATTCGGATTTGACAGGTAAGTCCCATTTGGGACATTAATTTTCTAACTGTTTTATGATTGATTGTATATCCTTTCATCTTTAACGCTAAAGTGACTCTACGATAACCATAAGAGTTTCTTGATTCTTTTACAATCGCTGTAATTTCTTGCTTTATCTTGCTATATTTATCTGGCTTATCTAATTTTTTTACCCAGTAATAATAAGTTGACTTCGCTAATTGTGCAATTGAAAGTAATAGATTCAATTTAAATTCTTTTTTGAGCTGAAGGATTGTTTTAACCTTGATTTCTTCTTGCTCAAATCTTGTTCTTGAATCAAGGTTTCTAACTTTTTTAAATATGCGTTCTCTGCTCTTAAACGAATAACTTCTTCTTCAAGAGACTCATCTTTAAGTTTTTTAGGAATGTTTAGCTTGGAATTCATACTAATTTTTCTGCCCCTTTTTTGGCTCTCAAGTGAAGAAGCACCGCCTTCTTCATATTGCTCTATCCATTTACTTAGAGTTCTATTTGAACCGATATTAAATTTTTTAGCAGTTTCTTGGATAGAAAGACCATTTGTTTCCATATATTCTATAACATCAAGTTTAAATTTTGTAGTGTAGCTTTTGCCACCTCCAACCAAGCCTTCCCAACCATGATAGTTATAAATCCTTACCCAATGTCTAACCAGTGTACGATTTATTTGATATTTATGTGCAAGATATTTGTAGCCGCCTTCGTTATTTAAATAGTCTGAAACTACTTTTTTCTTAAAAACAAATGTATATTTCCGCAAAAAAAGCACCCCTTTTAATTAGATTTCTAGTCTAACTTTTGGGGTGCACATCATTTTTGAGGGGAAGTACATATAGTTGTTGATATAGTTGCTAATATTGTTAGCTAATTTGTTAGTAAAACTGTATACGAATTTAGATAGTAAAAAAACAGTTTGTTCCTTATATAGAGGCACTTTTACTACTGATTAAATGTCAGATATGCTTACAAATATACTTATAAATATGCTTACAAAATTAGCTAATATTTCCGTTGACAAAGCTTTGTTACTATTGTTAAACTAAATTGACTAGCAAAAGTGAAACATAAATTTATTAAATAAATGTAAAAATTAGGAGAAATCAATGTCTTATAGAGTACAATTAATAATTTCAGAAGATGTAGAAAGTCAGCAATTTGGCACTAATGTTATTAATAAAGTAATTAATCCAGCTCTTTCTATTAATGCGCCTTTAATTCCTACTGCTTTATCATTTTCTGTAACAGCTGTGGTGTCTGAGATAGAGGATACAGAAAAGATAAAAATAGTAGAAATTGAAGTTTTAAACAAGAATGAAAAACAAATTTTTTCTACGGGTGAAGTATCGGTAAGCTTGCCTCCTCAAGTTAACGATATAAACTTTAATATAAACGCCAGAAATGTCTTGGTTGAAGAAGCAGGAGAGCATTATGCTGTTGTTAAATTTAATGGAACTGAGATTGGAAGGCAAATCTTTGATATCAAGGTCAACAAACCAGTGGAAAAAAATTAAGGAGACGATACGGATGCTTGATATAGTACCATCAAATACACATCGGAGTGGTAGCTTAATAAATTTTGCTGCGATTTTTGCTTGCGCATCGGTAATTCTAGCATCTCCAGTTGTTGTGGATGCAAGTTCTACTCCGAAAACTAAAAATGATAATCAACTTGTAATTACTACAAAAAATGAGATTAACACAATTTCAAGTAATGATGGCAAAATTTTTGATGTGATAAATACGGTTTTAAAAAGAAAAGCTGAAATCAATATAAAATATGATGAAGATTTAAACTTGTATTTCTTTGTTATCAAAACAACATCTGAATTGTTTTCCTCAGATTACGATGTTTTGGATACTCTCGATAATGTATTATCTGACTATAAATATATGGGGAAATCTGTAGTAGCAACTTTGGGGGAATAAAATGTTTGACTTTAATGAATATTTATCTATTTCCAAACAAATTGAATCAGATGATAAATATAATTCTAAAGAATCTTATAGAAGAACTGCTGTTTCAAGAGCATACTACAGTGCTTTTAAAAAATCTGATGAGTATTTGAAAGAAAATTATGATATTATTTATAATGGAAGTAGCGGAAAAGGAAGCCACCAAACCGTTTGGAATTTGTTTTCAACAGTTAAGGAATTGAATACCTTAGGAATACATAATAGTGGGTATAGAATGTTAGAGAAAAGAAAATGTGCTGACTATATTCCTAATGAAACCATTACGAAAACAGATATGGCGCTGATGAATCGAGAAGCAGAAAAAATAATAAACAAACTCACCTAATGAATTTCAAGCGAGTTTGTTTGTTATTTTTTTATTTAATCTTTGTATCTTTCTGGATCAACGAAAGTATACTTTATATAGTCATAACGCCGATGATCGCTACGTGCGTCCGGCACGTCAGTCACGATATCAAACAAAAAGTATACACCCTTCTTCATTCTCGTTTTCACAGCAGGAATTTTAAAGTAGTTCTTATTAGAATAATGGAGATTGACTAGCAGGCTAGTTTCAATTGCTAAAAAGACTACTTCAGTATCCCAGACTTTATATAAATCTTTGACAAATTTTTCTGATGGATCGTATTTAAACCAAAGCAGATGTTCCTCTAGCTCGATTGTCATGTTTTTCACCTCAACGAAAGTATACGAACTAATGTTTGTTTTGTAAAGGATAAAAATAGGGTAGCAACCGGTACCCAAACTAGTACCCATTTATCAAAAACGACGAAATTTATGTAAATAGAAAAATAAGAATAAACATTGATGTATCAACATTTATATATCTTTAGAACAAATGAAAAGGGTGGTTCTCATAAGAAAAACATGTTCGCACTTCTAGGCAAACCAGGATTTGAAGACCTTGCTAAAGAATTGAACGAACGCCTGTAAAATAAGGATTTGTCGCTAGATTTAAAAAATCAGTGATAGAAACATGTTTGCTTTAAAATGAAACTAGTGATAGTTTTAGTGATAGTGAACTTAAAAAAAGCACTCAATTTGAGTGCTTTTTTATTGTTATTAAAAATTAAAAAACTAAAATACATACCCGAATTTCATACCCGAAATATAAAAAATGTCATCACGTACATCTTTTTCGAAACTACCGAAGTAGCCAAAGATGTACTGATGACGTGGGTTTGGCACCCAATGGGCCGTGAGGGGCTCGAACCCGCGACCCGCTGA